GCTTTATTTGTGTTCCTTGAAAAAGTTTTAAGTCGCTCTGACCAAGCGACTTTACTAAGATGAATGTGTTGTGTGGATGCCTAACATGAAAGGCAATTTGATGCGGAGAAAATTTAATTTTGTTACTTTTTGTAACCTTTAACTCAACAGTGAAAAACTTCCCAGAACTATTGTAGCCCAACAGATCAGGAGTGCCGAGTAAGCTAGTATTTTCAAGCCTTGTCCATTTAATTTGTGGTGTATTTCTTTTAAGCTCATGCCATAATTTTCTTTCTGGTCCCATAATATTTTTAAGGTAACAGATGTATTATAAAATCAACTTAGGTTTGCCCATTGGAGCAACTTCTTCATGTGTTGAAATTACAATTCGATGAGTTTCCCGGGCACCTACAATTTTATTTAAAACGAGGTCTACACCTTTTATATCATAATGTCTACCTTCTGGTGTACGAACTTGAACTCGAGCATCCTGAGCGACTCCACTCCCTTTCTTCGGCCCAACAAATCTATCGAAGATCATAATTACATCTCTACCTTTCAGCATTACATTCCTGCCTTTCTGGCACCTTCTAGTTTTTTATCTAATGCATCATTAGCTTCTTTCTTTTCCTCTTCTAATTCTGTTAGTCTCTCTTGCAACTTCCCGTTAAGATTTCGATGAGACTCCTCAACTTCTGTCAGTTCAGCAATCCTATTAAATAAATCATTGTTATCTTTCTTAACTCTGTCCAACTCATTTTGTAAATGATCACATCTAGCTTGAGCCTCTTTAACTCGATTAGTTTCTATCCCTTTCATAATACTCAGCTCGCCCTCAGCTTCTTCAGCTCTCTTCTTCATATTGGCTAAAGGTGTTCTATCTTTTCTCATCTCACCGAGAGTACACGCGGCCTTCAAAGCGTCTCTCTTTAAACGCATATCTTCCTGGATAGGAATAGCATCTGCATAACTAACATTATGTTCTTTAGCTAGTTCCCAAAGCGTTGGATTATCCTGTTCTTCTCCATCGATAGGCTCTAAATCTTTCTGAGACTTCTGGGATTCACTTAAAGGGACCTGTTGTGCTTCTTCCTGGCGATCTGCATCTCTATATCTCTCTAACTCTCTATATGTCTTGTTAGGAAATCTTCGAGACAAATCAAAAATCGTTTCACTTTTTTTATTTAAATCTTTTATCTCTGTCATTTGTCTATCTACCTTTTTATGTAGTATTTCATTACGTTGTTTCCATACATCTATATCTTTATCCATATTGACTTTTTACAATTGTTACCTTAAATTGTCAACCATGGGAGTTCCTAAAAGATTAACTGATATGCAACGAAGATTCGCAGAATTACTGGTTCTGCATGAAGGACGTAAATTTGCCTATGAGTGTGCTGTTGAAGCTGGCTACAGTGAAAACCGTGCAAGGCAAGAAGCATCCGAACTACAAAATCCGGAACAATGTCCCCTGGTAGTTAAATACATTGGTGACTTAAGAGAGGAACAACGAAATCGTTTCAAAGTGAATTATGGCAGACATGTGACAGAGCTAGCTAAAATTAGAGATCAAGCTCTCAAACACAGATCCTTCTCAGCTGCAGCTAATGCAGAACACATGCGAGGAAAAGCTGGTGGTCTTTATGTAGAACAAAAACATATTCTACATGGGAAATTAGATGAAGATCAAAATGAGGAACAAATGAATGAGGAATTGGCAGAGCTGTTAAAAAGCAATCGTAAAATTATTAATATAACACCCGAAGATGTTATAGATATCGAAGAGATAAATGAATCCAAACAATTAACACCACCCCTGTCACCAACCAAAACAGAAGATGATCAGGATTCCACATCCTAATCGTCGTTAGATTCTTCTAACTCAGAGATAACTTCATCGAGTTCATTTAAAAGATCGTCTTCTTTTTCTTCTAACTTATCCAATTGATCTTTAAGTTTTCGAAGTTTTTTAACAGCTTTTTCCATTACTTTTTCTTTTTAGTTTTTTTCTTTTTCTTCTTAGATTTCTTTTTCTTTTTCTTTGTCATATAATTAAAGTCCTCCTTATAAAGGTTATACTTCTCTTCACTTAACCAGTCAATACTCACTTGAGTCTAATCATCTTCTTAATACAAGCAAGAGGAATCATAGTTCTATCTCCAAACGTAATCTCATTTGTATCTGCATCTCTATCGTACGACGCAAACATTTTAATAGTAAATCTATCCTTGCTAAATAACCATCCTTCATTAACTGGAAATGCTAATTTCATTCTATCAAATTCTTTATCAGTTGCCCAACCGGAGTCAGAAAGAATATCCATCCACTCAACCCGGTACTTTGAATACGGGATGTCGTTGGGCTGTGTAGCGTTTACGATCTGTTTTTTTCTTCGAGGTTTTCTTCGTTTGGGTTTTCTTGCCATAGTAATAATCCGGATTATGAATTTTATTAAACTCATCCATCCACTCTGAATGCCCGGTGAACTTTCCTTTACGACCTACCATATATTACCCCTATAGAACCTTCTAGACTTTTTTCAACATTTTGAAACCCCTCATGCGCGTATGCCCCTGTTCAAGTGTAGTATATGGGATCACACCCACGTGATATAAGAATTGTATGTATTTTGGTAGCCTGTAACAGTTCTAGGAACATCACGAACATCACGTTTTAAAAATAATCAATTTCACACATTGTACTAATTCTGGGAGCCTCTATAGACGTGATACACGTGATGAGCCGCATAAAACCTCACTTTTGATTTTCTTCGTCTATCATCTGTAGAGTCATAATATCATTTTGCATGGCTGAAATACCTCTTAGCTCTAGTGAAATGATTTTATAGAGTCCGTCAAGCTCCTTGTCGCTTGCTCCTTCCTTCACGTTGGCTGTTAAAAGACTCTTAAGCCTTTTTTCTGCCACAAATAAGCCACGAATTCGCCACGAAATAAATCGTTTAACGATGTTGTTCTTCATGTTACCTCCTTTCAATTATGGACGCCAACTCAGCCGATTAAATCTTCAAGGGCTTTTCGCAAACTGAGTTAGCTCAAGGATTCCATTAAACCCTGTGATCAGCTGCGGGCCCTAGCTCTGAATTTCATTTTTAAATCTTTCCTCGTGTAGTCTCATCTGTATTTTACAGTCCTTATAAGTAGTATTTTTTTTTCTTGAATTTTCATCATTTCTAATAAATATTAGATTTTGTAAAGTGTAGTCTTGGTCTGAATCTAGTCTGTCTGCGCTTAAATTAGACCGTTCTCGTGGCGTCTTTTGGCCATTAGCACGTTTCATTCCTCGGGTAATTATTGTTATAGGTAAATGCTGTTCTAGATGGTCAACTCCTGGACCCCAGGCACTTCTCATTCCATATATGCTTTTATGTTTTTTGAACGCAGCAAGAAACTCGTTAAAAGTGAAATAACGTTTATTTTTTCGACCACGTTTTTGGGTCTTAAAATTTCTACGCATGTTATTATATCTATGTTTTAAATATCCTATTTCTGTATTTCTATACTCGATAAGCCATTTACGCTCACATTCTTTACATCGAACGTGATAACCACTTTTTCTCCTTTCGTCTTTATAATAATCCTTTAAATATTTTATTTCACCGCACTTAGGACATTTTTTTTTCTCCATAGTATTGATCTAACCTCCTTAAAAAGTTGTGTTGATGTTTTACAAATTCCTTCCCCCGAATCACAAACTTCTGGAAGTAGCAATCAGGCGTGCACATCAAAATCACACCCTGATCAATCTGGGTTCCATACACATAGTTATGAGCCATGGCATAGGCCCCGAGTTGCATGAAATAGTCATCAATCCATTCCCTTCTTTTGGGTTTGTTGGACTGTTTAAAGTCAATAATACTTTCCGAGTAATCATAAATTCCTACGAGATCCGTTGCTCCTGCATAGAGTCCCGGGTAATGAACGACGACTTCTGATCCCCAGACTTCCGTCAGGTCTTCCATTCCTTTTTCAATAATTTTTTTAGCCATGGGCTCGGCCACTTGTCCAATGGTCGTCAGGTCCATGTAGCCCTTGCATTCAGGATCGATATACTTCTGTAAATAAAAATGCATAGCCGTTCCTCGTTTGCCTGCCAGTTCCTTGATCCTGGTCGCTTCATCCTCGCCTTTCTGTGCAATCCAACGATCAAGACTCTTGCGTTTAGATTCAGGTTGCGTTGCGTTTAAAACGGTGGTCACCGAAGGTAAAAGCATATGGGTAATATCATACTCGCCTTTAATACTACGTTGAGAGTTAGGGTATTCAAATTGTTTATTCCAGATCATCTCATTCCTTTTTTAATGTTTGCAATATGCTCCATGGGTTGAAGATTGCTCCAGTTAAAACATGTTCGTTGCTGCTCTGGATCGGTGAGATCAAACGTAGCACAAGCTCTAATATGATCTACATCCCACCCTCCTCTGCCGTAATTGTCTCGTGTCATCCAAGATTCCCATGATTTGCAAGATTCTAAATGAATCCATAACTCTTTAATCGTGCAACCAATAAGATTAAAAGTTTTACTAGCTTTCACATTTCCTTTTAATGCATTCCACACTCTTTTTCGTAAATTTCTTCTTAATCTAAAATCAGCATCTATTCTTGTTCTATTTCTGGTGTATGCGCTCATGTAAGTACGAAAGTATTCTTTATACCCGGGTCGAGCCCGATAAGCTTTGTGATAGAGTAGCTTTTTATCCCTGTATTTTGCTGCATATGCTTTAATTTTATCCTTATTTTCAGCACACCATTTCTTTTTTTGTTCATTAAGTTTTTCTTTATGTTTTGAGTAATAGGCTCGCTGTTGCAAAATAAGTTTATCCCTATTCTTTTCTCTATATTTTCTTTGTTTAACTAAACACTCTGCGTGGTTATCGAGTCGTACTCTTTTTGCTTGCGCGGCTATTTTCTCCCTATTCTTTTCTCTATATTTTTTTTGTTTAGCTAATATTTTCTCTCTATTTTCTTCTTTATATTTTTTATAATGTAATTTTTTTGTCCGTTGACCTTTTTCTGAAGAACTATATTTTTTTTGTCGTGCTGCAGCGCGTTCTTTATTATTATGATAGTACGAGCGGCTCTCAAAAAGCAGTAGACGCACACCCGACACATGAGTTTGGCGGCACTAATAGTAGAAATCATCGAGCTAAACTAAGCCCCATAACGACATTTGACGACGACAATGAGTTAAAAGACTACGCAACAAGGTGGAATTATTTACAGAGTAATAATATCCACAGGCCTGATTCTCTTTATGG